GTAAACAGCGTAGCAATGCCGCCAAGCCCAAGACCTAGCGCATTGCGAAGGGCGACACCGAAGCTCATTGCTTGTTGATGGGTTTGCAGTAGATCACGCCGTCATCCGCAATACGGATAGCACTGACTCGGAAAGGAGCGCCAGTGCCCATGATCACATAGAACGGGATTGGTGTGAACGCAGGGATCGGGGTGCTGGCAGTTGTGGCCACAGCACCTGGGCCAACTTCCACATAGCAAGGAGTCGTAGACCAGATCACCACACCTTCGGGGCCGGGATTCCAGTCAGCAGTATTAGCAGCAGTGCCGGTGTACGAAGCAGTGCGACCGGGGAAGTCGGTCTTTGATAGGGGGTTGAGAAGTTCCATCATGGTTCCTTATGCGAGGAATTTAAGTTTGTACAAAGTCCGGAGATATACCTCAACGATATTATCTATCAATTGTTGCAGTGATGAGTCTGATTTATCACACACATCGTATCTTGCGGCTTCAATTTCAGCAAGTGAATCTTGCAGGAATTCGATGATATTAGCCGTCTTTTTAGCCGAATGCAGGGTGATGGGGCCAATCAGACCGTAGCGGCCTTGGTAGGCTTCAGCAAAGTCGTCAGCCGCACCAATGATGCGGTTGTAGAAGATGTTGAGCGCTTCGTGCTTGCTGAAACTGCGGGTGTTCAAGTGAACACTGTGCGCAACGTCGCGGGCTAGGAACAGCAAGCCTAAAAATTCATTCGCTTTCATTGTGGCATTCCTTGTGGGGGCATCATTTGTTCTGGTGGCATCTCCATAGGTTCCTGCGGAGGCAACATTTCAGGCATCTGGTTCATCATGCTCTGCGACTCCATGGCCGCAGCTACCACGCCCATGGCGATGTCTTGAATCTGCTCTTCAGTCATACCAGCCTGCACCGCAGCGATACGCTTGGTTTCGGCATCATACAGTTTGATCTGAGCCTCAAAGTCCTTGCGCTCCAAGTCCTGCATCTCAATTGATTTGCCGACATTCTGGATCATCTGGTGCATCTGCTCCATCTCAGCGCCCATGGCCTGAATCTGTTGCTGCGCCGCTTGCAAGGCTGGGTCTTCATCACCATCGGACAAGAACTTGGGATCAATGGTCTTGGCAAAGCGCTTGGACATTTCCTGTGCGCCAGGCCAGTCCATGTTCTTAACGAACAAGTCACCAGCCACTTGCCACAGTTGGGGATTACCCTGTAACAGTTGAGCCATGGCTTCAAGAGCTTCTTGGCGCTTGGTTGCGTAGCCTGGGCCAGTGGTGGCCACTACGTCATATTTGCCCACACCAGGGTTGTAAATCTTCTCGATCACAATGCCGTTTTGATCCATGATCTTGTTGACGGGTTGAGGCTGGTCAGGGTTAATCTTGACCATCTTAGTCTCGCCGTCTTCACCAATGATGCGAGCAATGCGTTGTGTGTCGTAAATCTTGGGAATCAAGTCCACCAACTGACGGGCCACATGGCGCACGGCACGGGTCAGGTTATCCCCGTAGTGGAAAGTACCTACATCACCCTCACGCTGGCGAGCCAGAATGGCTTTACCAGAGCGTTCGTTGCTTCCCATGCCCAAAGAGGCGTTATATTGACCGGTTGTGGACTTAATGTCCTCAGATGCGCCTGCCTTGGCCTGTAATAGACCGCTAGAGGCCATTGGCGGCTGTGCCCGCTGGGGTAGTGGCAAGACTGCGCCTTGGCCGTCTGTAACGTCAGGATTTACTTCGAGGTATGGCCAGTTGTTTGTGTTGGCTGTCTTCCACTTGTCCTCATAGCCCTCGAACTGGCCACCGTAGCCAATAAAAGGAGCCTTGGGGGCCAGAGCCAGCATCTCAGCTTCCTGAGACACCCAATAGTTATACATGCGTTGGGCATCTTTGGCGTTACGCACAAGGCCAGAGATGTAGAGACGGCCATCAACCTCAAACTCGTTGCCAACAACACGGATCACAGGGATCCATTTGCCAGCCCACTCTTTTTGTTCGAGGATTTCATAACCGTTGATCTTGCAGTACATCACCCGTGGGCGCTCAGACATGCGTGATTTTACAGGTTTGCCAAACATGCCCTTGAGCATCTTGTCCTCGGGCGTACCTTCAAAAGCCGACTGGTTGCCAGGGTACAAATTCAGCTTGGTTTTGTCGTAGTCAATGTAGTAATAACTGGCAATGCGTACAGTGTCTTCATTGAGCCAGTTGCTGATTGACTGGTCACCTACACCGAGGGACTGCAAGGTAGAGATAGGCGCAGCATCTGGGTACTGGCGCTCATATTCTGCTTTTGTCAGGTCTTCAGTGATAAAGCAATACTTGGCATCTGCACCCGTTGGGTCTTGGATCAAAGGATCCATGTAGACGCTGAACGAGTTGCGAATACGGCCAATCTTGATGTCTTGATCGAATGTGTTTTCGTCGCAGTACTCGGTCATCAGGGTGATGTAGCCTTCGCCGTAGGACACTTGATTCTCGCAAGCGGTGTCGTAGGCTACGTCAGCATCGGAGATGTACTCAATATGGCGGATCATGCCGTTGAAAATGTCTGCCACTTCCACGTCAGCGTTGTCATCAACTGGGATGACCTTCGCGCCTGGGCGGTTCTGACGCATGTCATTCGTCACTTGACGAACGTGCTGCGGCAGTTTGTTGATTGTGAGCGTTGGGCGGGCGTTGATTGTCTGACCTTGCACCGCGCCACGGGTAGCCAGCACGTCAGCAGGCCACTGCCAGTGGTTGTCGGGAGAACCGGCATAAAAGCGCAGATCGTCAATTTCATCTTCGCGGCTTTCAGCCAGTGCGGCGACAGCCATGTCCAACCGAGCGCGGGCGGTTGTCAGAATGTCTGAATCAGACTTTGGTGGTTTGCCGCCAGCAGCTACGTTAGCGGCTGCGACTATTCCGGTTGGATCATTCATTCCAAAACCCCTAAAATATGAGGCTCACGCATGACGACATACATCTTGCCGTCTTGTTTAAATTCTTGCCCTACGCCAAAGTATACATGGTCACCGACCTTGATGTCTAGGCATTTTGGCCCAACAGCCACGGCAATGCCGGTTTCGGTCTGTGAGTTCGCAGGCAATACAAACAAGGGATGTTTCTCAACATCGCGCTCAATGATGATGCAGTCTTGGAGTGCTTTCATTTTTTCTTTTTCTCTGCCGCGCGTTTGACTGAGTAAGCAATGGCCACGGCCTGCTTGACGGGCTTACCGGCTTGCACTTCAGCTTTGACGTTCTTGCGGAAGGCTTCAGGAGTTTTGGACTTGACGAGTGGCATTTAAGTCTCCGTGTGGAAAATAGCGTAGTTCAAGTGAATAGCTTCACTGTACGCATTGTTGGTCACGTTTTTGAGTTCTACCGTGAACGAGCCATTGCTAACGGCCACAATGAACACGTTGTATGCACCCAAAGTGCCGCCAGAAGCCACACTGATTACCACCACGTCTTTGGTGCTGACTGTGCTGCAATTGACCACAAACACCGCATTGGCGCTAGGGGCCATCTGCGCGTTAGCCGTGATGATCTGGCCAGAAGGCGTGTTGATCGTGACTGCTGTAGTCTTGTTGTTGGTCTGCGTTACGGTGTCGTATGCACCAGCCGCATAGCCAATTGTGCCAGTGGTGGCAATGTTGGTAGCTTGAACAATATCAGCACCAATGATGTTTTGGTCTTCGTATGCCACGCCAATGGGTTTGGTATTTGCCATGATTATTTCTTTTTCGCAGTTTTAGCAGATTCTTTAAAAGCCTTGGCGGTCGGTGCGCCCTTGTCGCCTGGCTGGCGCATTTTTTCTTTGCTGCCAGCGGCTATGCGCTCACGTTTTGCTGCAATATTGGCATACAAGCCAGGTTTAGTAGCCATATCAACACTTCCATCGTTTAAGAGCCGCTTTAGCGCGTTCGCCGTCCTTGGCGTTGGCCGCTACTGCGCCCATCCTTGCACAAAATGAGTCCTTGCGACCTTGGTCTGCCTTAGTTTTGGGGTTGGGTGCTGGCGCCTTGAGGTTCGAGCCAGTCGCGGCGTTGTACTTCTCACGCCCTTTGGCCGTCAGGCCAGCGCCTTTGCTGGTGGGCAGTTTTTCACCGCGTCCGACACTTAGAGATACGCCTTTTTTAGCCATCACGACCCCATCCAAGAAGTTGCAACCACGCTTCGATCACTGTATGTGCGGCGCTGCGTGGGTTCACGCGCCTCACGGTGGGCCACGGCGAAGGCAAAAGTCACGCAGATCGCGTCAGCCGCGTCTGGTGACGCCAAACCGCGCGCCTTCATGTCCTTTTTCGACTCCAAGAAAATAGTACCCTTGGAGTCGGGCTTCATCATAGGCGAAATTAGATCAGTTTTCAGGAACCTGTCAAGCGGAATTGAGGCTGTTTTCAACCAATCTTTCATTTTGCCCCACATTTCAGCCCTTTTGTTGCCGTACATGATGGGGTTCGTTGACTTATTACCAAAGTTGATGCCCTTGACCTTGTAGCGCTGCTCCTTGAGCCGATCCACAATGCCTGCGCCCAGCCCACCCTCGTCAATCACGACCAGAGTTGGCTTGTACTCTTCAATCGCCTCGATCACATGCCCGACCACCGTCATAGTGTCGTCGCCCCGATGGCGTTGTATCGAGATAATGTCCCGTCCTTGCCTAATAGCGATGACTGTCGCATCCGCGCCAAAGCGTGCGGGGTCAACGCCAATCACTATTGGGGCACTTTGGTCTTTGTACTTGGGCCGCTTCATAGCCTCGTCAACCAACAAGGCCGAGATGAACTGATCGTCGCCCTCAGACGGAAACTGACCGTAGACCTCGACGTGCGCTTGGGATGACTCAGGGCCGTATTCGTCGATGATCTGCTGATAGACCTGCTTGTCCGTCCCCTCGACCGTGCGCGCGTCCACCACCTTGGTTGACCAGAACTCCCTTTTGCTGTTAAAGCACTCGTAGAAGTACCCCGTGTTGCGGCGCGGGTTGGAGAACGCCATCCAAAACCTGTTAGGCGTGTTCTCTGTAAAGAATCCGCTTGTTACCGCCCAGATGCTGTCGTCAATACCAGACGCCTCGTCGAACACGACCAGCACACCGTCAAAATTGTGGACACCCGCGTAAGCGTCGGGATTCTCCGCTGACCACAGCCGCCCCTCAACGCCCCAGTAGCGTGTGCCCTTCTTAAGATCACGCTCGACTAATTCCGTGAGCCACTTGGCGGGCATCAGTCTGGTGGCCGACACTTCAAACCAATGGCTGTTGATGGCAGTCGCCAGCCACTTGGTAATCTCAGCCCATGTGACCGACCGGAGCTGAGACTCACTGTTGGCCGAGATGATGGTCGTGGAGCCGATGCGGGTTGTAAGCATCCAAATCGTGATCCATGAGACTAGGGCTGACTTACCAATACCACGGCCAGATGAGACAGCGTGCCGTAAGGTGTTGAAGTCGACCTTGCCTTTGTTCTCTTGTATGTGCGTGGCGATCTGCTGAAGTACCTCGCGCTGCCATTTGCGTGGGCCTTTGAAATGTTCCAGTGGTGTGCCAGGCTGACCCCAAGGAAACGCGAACATGACGAACGCCAGTGGGTTATCCTTGATTGCTGGCGCCCATAGCCGCGCCATGAGTTCCTGTTCGTCTTCAGCGCTGTATATGGTCGATTGCATGGACTTGGGCTTCTATGATGTTTGCGTCTTCGACTGTCAGCGCCCTCTTCTGCGCCTCGGCCAGTGCGCCAGTGATGGAGATGCGCTGGTCGACCTCAACCGAGATAGCCTGCTTGGCCACCCAGCCGTGTTGATGTTTGAGGATCTCAAGCGCTGATTTAGCGTCGCCGTTGTTGGCCGCTTGGTGTAAGACTCGGGACATCTCTATCTCAGCGTCTGCCTTGCCCTTTTGCGCGGCCAGTTCTACCACGGGGTCAAGTTGCGTGAGTTGTCGGTATTCTTGGGGCAGCATGCCTGCGGCCAGCGCGAGTGCGTCGCCTTTGAGGCCGAGCTTGGCTGCGTCATAGACAGCCTTCAGACGCGATTCGGTCGCTTCGACCTTGCGCGGTGTAAATGGAATCGAGTGGAACATAGCATCTTCCTATAGAGCCAACGTCAACACGGCTGAAAACTCTTGATGTCTCACTCTAGGGGGTGTGGCCAAGGTTGCAACAACTTGCCGGGGGCAATCCACAGAATCTTCATGCGTGTTGACGTGTGCCGTGATCATATAACAAAAAATAAAAATTCTGTAAGAAAAAAAATTGTTTGCAGACGCTACGTTTTTGCTGGCCCTTTGCGCTCGGCCCTACCCCCTCCCCCTCAAGCAAAATCCCTTTTGGCCGTGGGTCATTGTGAGCCATGGTTTGCACGGCCATGTTGCACTGCGTCATTGTGTCGCATGGTCTGTGAGTCATTGTGAGTCATTCCCTTTTTATAACTCACGTTGACTCACGCGGGAAAAGTAGCAAACTTTGTGTTTTCAGTTTGTGGGCAGTGTGGGCAGTCGTGAGCGGTACTTTCAAGCGCGCCCAAAACGGTGAGCCTTACACAAACTTACACACAGATATTTTTTTTAGTTATCAACAAAACATAACTCACATTGACACACAAATGGCTTTTATCTATATGTTGCAAGGCTTTGCGCGTAGGTCATTGAGGCACGCAAACGCCGCACACCCTCCGCACACATTCGCACACACATTAGGGTTTGTACCTAGAAAATAG